GTTTCTGTCTGCCGAGAGTTCGGCAGAGGCTGGCCGGTGGCATACGTTGCCGTACCAGCGGGGAATGATGGATGCAGTGACTGATCCGCGGGTGGAGCAGATCACGGTGATGAAGTCAGCGCGAGTTGGCTATACGAAGATGATCAACCACGCGATCGGGTTCCACATTCATCAGGACCCGTGCCCGATCATGGTTGTGCAGCCAACTGTGGAAGACGCACAGGGCTACTCAAAGGAAGAGATTGCGCCGATGCTGCGCGATACGCCTTGCCTGGCGGGTTTGGTCACTGAGGCCAAAGCGAAAGATGGCAGCAACACGATTTTGCAGAAGGGGTTCCCAGGCGGAACCTTGAGCTTGGTTGGGGCCAATAGCCCGCGAGGTTTCAGGCGTGTTAGCCGGCGAATTGTGTTGTTCGACGAGGTGGACGGCTACCCGGCGAGTGCTGGCACTGAAGGCGACCAGATCAAGCTGGGCATTAGGCGGACTGAGTATTACTGGAACCGCAAGATTATTGCCGGCAGTACGCCGACGGTGAAGGATTTCAGCCGTATTGAACGGATGTTTGGCGAGTCGGACCAGAGGCGGTATTACGTCCCGTGCCCCGACTGTGGGCACATGCAATATTTGAAGTGGCCGAATATTCGGTGGGTCGATAACGATCCGAGCACTGCGGCTTATGGGTGCGAGAGCTGTGGCGTGTTGATCCCGCACGCGAAAAAGCGGTGGATGGTGGAGCGCGGAGAGTGGCGTGCAACGGCGCCGGGTAATGGCCGTCACGCTGGGTTCCACATTTGGGCGGCTTATAGCTACAGCCCAAACGCGACTTGGGCGAATTTGGTTGAGGAATTTTTGGAGGCGAAGTCAAACCCTGAAGCGTTGCGGGTTTGGATCAACACGGCGTTGGGTGAATGTTTTGAGGATGACTATGCGAGCAAGGTTGGCGCTGAGGCGTTGATGGAAAGATGCGAGCAGTATCAGGAGGGAGTGCTGCCCGCTGGCGTGTTGGCCGTGACGATTGGGGTTGACGTGCAGGGCGGCGGCGGATCGCTTGGGGAGAGGTTGGCGATCAGTGTTTGGGGCTGGGGGCGTAACGAGGAGGCTTGGCTGATTCAGCACTTGGAGGTCGGTGGGGACCCTACGCGCGCTGAGGTGTGGAAGCAGCTGGACAAACTGGTGACGCATGAATGGCCGCATGAACTAGGCGGCACATTGCGGGCGGACTATGTAGCCGTGGACTCCGGCGGCCATGCGACAAGTGAGGTCTACCAATACGCGCGGGAGCGTAAGGCCCAAGGCGTGGTTGCAATCAAGGGTCAGAGCCAGCGCAATAAACCACCGATCGGAAAGCCGACGCGGGTTGACATCAGCGCGAATGGGCGGACGTTGAAAAGAGGGGCTGTGCTTTATCCGGTCGGCAGCGACACGATCAAAACGACATTGTTTGGCCGCTTGAAGCATGTGGAGCCAGGCGAAGGTTATTTGCATTTTCATGCCACAACTGGCGAGGAATACTTCAAGCAATTAACAGCCGAGAAAATGGCGATCAAATTTCGGAATGGATTCCCCGAGCGGGTCTGGGTTAAGAAGGCAAACGCAAGAAACGAGGCGCTGGATACGCTGGTTTATTCGTACGCAGCGCTGCAGTTGCTCTATCGCAAATATGACCGCCGGACGATATGGGACCAGCTTGAGAGAAGGCTGGAGGAACCGGAAAAACCGAAGCTAAGATCGAAGCAGAAGCCGCAAGCCGCGGCCAGCAGCTTTGCGACTAACTGGTGAGCCGTGGCGATTCCAATTCCAGCGCAAATCAGAGCCGGCGACACGGTGAAGTGGCGCGTTGATGCGACGCAGGACAATCTGGGCAACGCGGTTGACAGCGGCACGTGGACGCTGACTTGGTATCTGCGGACCAATACGGCGAGCGAAGGCGCGACTGTTGTTGGCAGCGCCTATGGCACCGGCTGGGAGTTCACGCTTAGCGCTGCTGTCAGTGCTGCGCTTGCTGCTGGTGATTATTACTGGCAGTCGATCGCTACTTACGGGAGCGAAAGCCTGACGGTCGGCACAGGTCAGCTTGAGGTGCTGGCAGCGCTTAGCTACTCGGGCACGCCTGGAGCCTATGACGGCCGCAGCCAGGCTGAGATTGATTTGGACGCGGTGCAGGCTGCGATCCGCACACTGATCAGCGGTGGGGCTAAGCAGTACAGCATTGGCAGCCGGAGTTTCACAAAGATGGACTTAGGCGAATTGATGCAGAGGGAAAGTATGTTGAAGGCTGAAATCAAGCGTGCGCAGAAGGCGGACATGATTGCGAACGGTCTTGGCAATCCGCACAACCTGTTCGTGAGGTTCTGATGGGTCTGCGCACACGGCTATTTCGAGCACTGGGCTATCAACCCATCCGCGAACGTCGGCCGCGGCGGATGTATGAGGGTGCGACTGTCAGCCGCCTGACGACTGATTGGATTGCCGGCGGAACCAGTGCCGATGCGGAAATTAACGGCAGCTTGAGCCGTCTGCGCAACCGTGCCCGTCAGCTGGTTCGTGATTCGGACTATGCGCGGCAAGCAAAGCGTGCGGTGGTGTCCAATGTGATTGGCACCGGCATCAGATTGCAAGCGCAGGTGCAAATGCAGCGCGGCGGGCGCTTGGACGATGCGGTGAACAATGCCATCGAAATGGCATGGAAGCGCTGGGGATATAAGGAGCACTGCGATGTTGCTGGCCGGTTGTGCTTTGCCGAGATCGAGCGCATGGCGATTGGCGCTATGTGCGAAAGCGGCGAGGTTTTCATTCGCCTGATTCGGCAGCCTTTTGGCGGCGGGCAAGTGCCGTTTGCACTGCAGATTATTGAATCTGACCAGCTGGATGAGACCTACACCGGGGCCAGCACCGTTGCCGGCAACGAATGGCGCATGGGCGTTGAGGTTGACAAGTGGGGCCGGCCTATTCAGTACGCGTTTTTGGCCAAGCACCCTGGCGATGGTCCGTTTTCCGGTCAGCCTGGCAAGCGTCATTTGATGCTGCCTGCTAACGAGGTGATTCACCTTGCGCTATTTGATCGTCCTGGTCAGACCCGTGGGGTGACGTGGTTTGCGTCAGCTATTAAGCGGATGCATCACCTGTCGGGCTATGAAGAGGCCGAAGTGGTGCGCGCACGGGCCAGCAGCGCGCTGATGGGTTTCATTACGTCGCCTGAGGGTGAGCTGGTAGGCGATGAGGTGATTGACGGCGAGCGGGTCTCTGCGTTTGAGCCCGGAACGTTTAAGTATCTGCAGCCCGGCGAGTCCGTTTCGGTGCCGAGCTTGGATGCGCCTGATGGTCAGTTTGAGCCGTTCTTGCGGGCGATGCTGCGGGCTGTTGCTGCTGGTATTGGCTGCAGCTATGAGTCGGTCAGCCGTGATTTCAGCCAGACCAACTACAGCAGCAGCCGGCTAGCGCTGTTGGAAGAGCGTGAGCACTGGAAAACGCTGCAGGATTACATGGTCAAGAATTTCCACCAGCCGGTCTATGCGGCATGGCTGGAAATGGCTGTGATGAGCGGCGCATTGAATCTGCCTTTGTATGAGGTTGAGCCTGATCGCTTTAAGCGCGTCAAATGGGTGCCGCGTGCATGGGGCTGGGTTGATCCCATGAAAGAAGTGGCGGCCTACAAGGAAGCAATCCGTTGCGGGTTTAAGACGCTGGCCCAAGTGATTGGCGAGCAAGGCGGTGACTTGGACGAGTATTTGGCCGCGCGTAAAGCTGAGCTGGAAAAACTAGAAGAGTTCGAGATTGCAGTGGATACGGATCCGGGCGTGATGCAGGCCAGTGGCACTGTGCAGCCTGCGGGTGCGGCTGAGCCTATTGATCCCCCTAGCCCTGAAATTGAAAGTGATAGCGAAGATGAGAACGGATAAGATTGGAGAAATAGCAGCGTTGCCAATGGAAACTGCAGAAGCTCTAGAAATTGAGCAGGAAGTGACTGCAGAACCTGCAGAGCAGACCAACCTGCGCGATCTTGAGGGCAAGTACCAGCGCGCTGAGCTAACAACCTTTGATGAGGTTGAAGACCGGACCTACGAGTTTCCTTTCAGCTCTGAGTATCCGGTGGCTCGCTATTTCGGAAACGAAATTTTGAGCCATGACGAAAAAGCGGCTGACCTTGCCCGGTTGAATGATGCGGCTCCGCTGCTGTTCAACCACAACCCTGATCGAGTGATTGGGGTTGTTGAGCGTGCATATATCGACGGCGAAAAACGCCGTGGTTATGTGCGCGTGCGGTTCAGCCGCAATCCGTTCGCCCAGGAAGTCCTAGGCGACGTTCGAGACGCGGTATTGCGCAACGTCTCGTTCGGCTACTCCATCGACAAAATGGAGGAGCGCGGCGGTGGCGATTTTGTCGCTACTGCTTGGACCCCTTACGAGGTGTCCGTGGTTTCTGTGCCGGCCGATCCCTCCGTGGGTGTTGGCCGTTCACTTGAAGCCGACTCCCACGCTGCTCCGGCAGCACCTCAACCTGATCCCATTCCTGCAATGGAAAACACCACCCCTGATCTGGCAGTGGTGCGGGCCGAAGCCGCTGAGGCTGAGCGCTCCCGCATCGCTGGCATTA